CTTCATCTATACTAAAGTTGTCTTCAATTAAAAAATCAATTTCATCTTTTGACAAATGTGATTTAGTTTGATTATAGTATTGATATAATAAGGTTGAATCATCTATGTTAGAATAATCTTGATTAATTTTTACATAATCTTCTAACGTCCCACCAGTTTCATTCATAAAATCCACAACTTTTTGAATGTTCTCTGGTAATTCTGTTGCTGTATCTTGTGCTGTTTGTACAGCTTCTTCTATTTCTTCCTTGAGTTCCTCTACTGGATCTTCAGGCTTAGGCTCTTCTTTTGTTTCCGACTCTTCCTCTATAACTTCTTCTAAAGTTAATTGGCTTTCTTCTTGCTGTACTTCTTGCAATTCCACGTCGGCTTCTTGCCCATCTTTTTCATCCGTGCCGCTTCCGCGTAACACGCTTTCATCTGTGCTTTGTTCTTGAACGGCATCTGTTTCTGTTTTAGCTGGTTTACTTAAATCTACTTTGTAAGTTCCATCTTCGGTTTTACCCGTATCTTGTCCAGCTGCTTCAAGTACTTTTTCTTCCTTTTCTGCAGCAGTTGGTGTTTCGTCAACTACGACGTCTTTATTTTCATCCATAATATTATATAAAATAGTTAGCAGTATTTTTATCTAGGCTCAAACTGCTCTAAGCCAAATCCACCTAAAGTATCAAATCCTGCTGATTCAAAACTTTTTGGAGGTGTATTATTTTTTCTTTGTTGTATAAGTTCAGATTGTTGAGAAGCTTGTATTTTTGTTCTTTCATCCTTTCTATCTTCCTTATACTTTTCTTTATCTTTAATTACTTGTATTTCTGACTCTTTAAGCTGCATATTTAATTCAAATTCTTTTTGCATTAACATCATTTTAATTTCAGCTTCTTTTTCTAATTTTTGTGTGTCTAATTGAGACTGAACTTGTGCTAATTGAGCTTTACTTTCTGTAATAGCAGCTTGTTTTTGTATATCAGCTTGTGCGGCTGCTTGTGCAGCTTGCGCGTTAGATTGAGTCTGAGCATTGATATTTTCTATTTGTATTTGTCTATCCTGCTCAAATTTCTTTCTTCTTCTAAGCTTTAATAATTGATTAGCAAGTTTAAGATTTTTAATTTCTCTAATATCAATCGCATCTTCTAAATTAATTTGTTCTTTACTTATTGCTAAATTAATATTATTTTCAAGCAATTGTTTTTCTTCTTCATCTGGTGATATTTCTAAAAATATACCAAAGTCATGCAAATGTAAATCGTTAACTTCTTTTAATGCAGCAACATTAAATCTACCAATTGACTGTATAAATGATTCTTTAAAAGTACTGTATTCTAATACGTCTGATATTCTAAGTGAAATAGCCTCTGCTGTTTTAAGAGTAAGATATAATCCACCTTGTAATATATGTCTTGTCGCTGTATTTGAATTTGCTGCTGCTAATTTTTGTAGCCCTACTAATGCGTTTTTATCTGGTGTTGAGCCATCTCTTGCTTCATTAAGCCCAGTTACATCTCTAATCATTTGCAAGTAATAATTATAAGAATTAATTAAACTTGAAATTTTCGCATTAGCACCTGATGATTGTAATTCTTGTATAGGTAGTTTACCATTATTAAATTCACCATCTATTGTTGTAGACCTTCCAATTATAGATCCTGTTTGGAAATACATATTCAATGCCTCCTGCGGATTATAATTTGTTCCGTTACCTAAATCAATTTCAGCAATACCATCCGCATCTAAATATACACCATCTGGTACCATTCTTGATAATACCTGTTGTAATTTTAAATGCGTTAATTGAATCATGTCAGCAAATGTTGTCATTCTACTAACAAGTGATTCAACCTTACCTTTGTACATTCTTGGTGCTACTATATTATAACTAAATTGTGCTTTAACTGTATTTGACTTTGGCCTTGTCATATTTTCAGCTAATTGCCATTTTAGTAATTTATTAGTACCAATTATTTTTGCACCTTCATAAATAACCTCTATAGATCTAGATGTTTTTTCAAATCTTGCTCTAGAGTCTTTTGGTGGATCAAATGTATCATCTTTTGATAATGCTTTTTTAGCACCAGTAGATGTTTCTTTTATTTTATGTACTTGGTCTTTATAAGTTTTATATTCAAAATATAATACATAAACATAATTACTATCTTCCGCATCCATTGCAGCATAAGACTTATTATATAGTTTTGTATTACTACCCTGCCCTTCAGCATCTCTTTTAATATCTTCATCTGTTAATTCAGGATATTGCTTTTTTAAATCAACAACTGAAACTCTTCTTATTTCACCAACATAATATATATCATCAAAATAAGGTGATTCTGTATAAGAATAAACTAAATCAGCTGGATCTACATATTTAATATTAATACCCTCTGATGTTGTAAATTCATTTTTAGCTGCTGCAATACCACAAACAGTTAAATCATAATCAAGTCTTTTCTTTATTAAATCATATTTATTATGATCAAATACATTATTGATAGCTTCTTCTTCTGCGATTTCAATGGAGTCTTTATAATCAAGCTGCATGTGTAGCTCCAACTCTTGCTCATCTTCAGGTAGCTTATCTTTATCGTTTTCAAATACATTAATATCTAATTCGTCTAATACTGATTGCGAAAATTCTTTTGTTCGCATATCTCTTAATATAGACTCAACATATTCTGTTCTTTTTTGTATTGACGCAGGATCTTGTGAATATGCTTTTATATCATATGTTCTTTCTGCAATACCGTTTACAACAATATCTACAAACTTTGGTATAATAGGTACAGGTTTCCAATCTAAATTTAAATAAGATAAATCACCGTTAATAGATAATTCGTCTTTATATTTTTGTATTGATTGCTCACCTCTAGCATATAATCTTAAACGATGAAAATTATCTCTATTCGCATAATATCTTGCCGTACCAGAATCCCTTTTAAACCATTCCGATTCAACAGCCTTCGCAACTTCTAAACCATATTTTTCACTTGCTTTTTCAGCATTTGAAACTGCTTGGCTTGGGAATACTCCTCTTGGTATTGTGTTTAACATTTATTTTATTATTTTTGAAATATTTCCTTGATTATTATATTTTTTAAATCCAAAATCTAATGTTCTAGTTTCTCTTGATTGTTTTGGCTGATACAGATGTCTATTACACGCCATTATAGCTAAACCTGAACTAATAGCAGCATCATGCTTTGTTCTATTATTTATATTAAATTTTGACCAATCATTTAACGTATTGTTAAAATATATATTGCCATAATCCCCGTTATCTTGTAATCCTACATATTTATCTATATATGATTCAATAGCGGCTGCATGGGCTTGTTTTATATCTTCAGAGGTATTAGGTATTCCCCCAATTTCTTTTTCCGCAGCAGATAATTTATTCATTGTTTTATCCGGTCTATTCATTGAATAACCCCTATAACCCCTTCTTTTTAAATAATATAAAAGCCTTGGTTTGTTATTTTCTGCAAGTAATGGCATTCCATAAAATACTAATGCCATAAGAACATCTTCAAAAAACATTTCAGCTGTTTGAGGTCTTGCAATATATTCTAAAAAAAATGTATTTGCCGGAGCATCTTCCATACTAAATTTAGTAAGTCCGTGTAATGCCCCTTTTGAACCTCTACCGTCTGTTGTACCTGATATATCATAAGAGTCACATCCAAATGCCCCTATATGTTCATTACCGGGATGTTTAGCTCCATGTTTTAGTATTACACGATTTTGAAGATTTAAACTAGGAACCCAAGATATATTAAACCTACCATTAGGGTCTGGAGCAAAGATTACTCTTGAATCTTGTATTCCATTTTCCCAATAAAAACTTCCTTGTGTAATAGCCCCTGAATATTTCAAGTCTTCATTATAATCTATCTGCTCGTATATTTTTTGTAAATTAAATATACTATTTTTTGTTTCATCACGGAACGCGTGTTCCTCTGTTCTTGGAAACTGCCTATAAAATTCATTTAATGCGTCTTGATCATTTCTTAACCCTTCTGCTTCATTATCCCAGTATTCTATGATCCCAACATCAATTTTATCACCATAGGGTCCTTCAATTGGAGCATCTGGTGTTTCGAATACAGGTAATCCATAAGAATCAATGAATCCTTCGTAGTTCCATTCCATAGGTATGAACAAACTATATAATCCCGAGCTAGTCTGTCCATTGCGGTTTCTTCTTGTAACGTCTGAGTCATTGTATAATTTTTTAAAGTTATCTCCACCTTTATCTAAGGCATTAGAAGTAGATCCCATCATACATTTACCTAT